CATCACAACTTGGCAATCCATCTATAACTTGGATCGATCTTTCTTCGAAGAGTATAACGTCATCATTGGTGACGAAGCACACTTGTTCAAGAGTAAGTCTTTGATTGGTGTGATGACAAAGTTACATCATGCGAAATACAGGTTTGGTTTCACAGGAACACTTGACGGAACTCAGACACACAAATGGGTTCTGGAAGGACTCTTTGGTCCATCTTACAAAGTCACTCAAACCAAGAAACTCATTGATGAGGGACACCTTGCCACTCTGGATATTCAGTGTGTGGTTCTGAAACACAAACCCAAGAAGTTTGACACATATGAAGATGAGATTCAATATCTGATTGGTCATGAAAGAAGAAACAGATTCCTAACTAATTTGACTTGTGACCTAAAAGGTAATACCCTTCTACTCTTTACAAGAGTAGAGTCCCATGGGGACATTCTTTTCGATCTGATAAATAAAAAGGTAAAGGAAGGACGTAAAGTCTTTTATATCCATGGTGGTGTAGCCACCGATGAGAGAGAAGAAGTTAGAAGAATTACCGAAGAGGAGAAGGATGCAATTATCGTAGCATCTTTCGGAACATTCTCCACTGGTATCAATATCAAAAATCTTCATAACGTAATCTTTGCTTCTCCTTCGAAATCAAGAATTCGTAATCTTCAGAGCATAGGAAGAGTTCTGAGAAAGGGTAAGGATAAAGTCAAAGCAAGACTCTATGATATCGCTGATGACATTACTCTCAACTCAAGAAAGAACTACACTCTGAATCACTTCATAGAAAGAATTAAAATCTATGTTTCTGAAAACTTTAACTATGAGATTGTTACAGTAGACCTAAAAGAATAAGGAGGTAAATATGATCGAAGATGACTTCTTTGCCACAATCAAACTCAAATGTGGTGATGAAATCTTCTGTAAAGTAGCAGCATCTGAAGAAGAGGATAGAACCATGTTATTGGTTTCTAATCCTATTGTTGTAGAGGAGATGAAAACCAGAGGAACTACCACTGGTTATAAACTAGAACCCTGGTTGAAGACTTCTACTGAAGATTTGTTTCTAATTAATCTTGATGATGTTCTTACCATGTCTGAATCAGATGATATTCAGATGATCATGATGTATCAGGATTACATTAGAAAGGCTAATAAGTCTAACTATTCTAAGTTGGATAGAAAGATGGGTTATCTTGGGAATGTTCAAGATACCAAAGAGATTCTAGAGAAGATCTTCAAGATGCCCTCTAAAGGGCCTTAAAGGCAATCGCTAAACCCATCTGAAAGTGTGACAAACCTATTCTATCAATCTCAGAGACTTTTGTTAAGTACTTCCATTCCTGATAGAATAAGAACAATATGAATCACATTATGAATGTCAATTACAAAGAAATACAAGATCATGGCAAGACCAAAAGCCAAAGAACACTACGTCAATAACAAAGACTTTCTGGATGCCATTGAAATCTACTTTGCAGAGGTCAAGAGAGCAGAGGCAGCAGGGAACCCCAAACCACCCATTCCTCGTTACATCGGTGACTGTTTCCTGAAGATGGCCAATCGTCTGTCTTATAAACCTAACTTTGTCAATTACATGTTCCGAGAGGACATGATCTGTGACGGAATTGAGAACTGTGTTCGTTACATGCACAACTTCAATTCAGAGAAGTCGAAGAATCCTTTTGCTTACTTTACACAAATCATCTACTACGCCTTCCTGAGACGAATCTCTCAAGAGAAGAAACAACTGGAGATCAAGAACAAGATTCTTGAGAAGACTAACTTCGATGAAGTCTTCGATGCTAATGAGCTTGACGCAGGAAATTATTCAGATTACAATTCCATCAAGGACGCGGTGCACAGTAAGTTGCGTTATTGATGAAAGTTGCCATTATAACTGACACTCATTATGGTGCCAGAAAGAACTCTAAATTATTTCATGATTACTTTGAAGAGTTCTATCAGAACATCTTCTTTCCTACTCTGGATGAGAGAGGAATTCAACATGTGATTCACATGGGAGACTGTTTTGACTCCCGTAAAGGCATTGACTTCTCTGCTCTTCAGTGGTCTAAAAGAGTGGTGTTTGAACCACTGAAGGAAAGAGGCATTGAGATGCACCTGATTGCAGGTAATCATGATGCTTACTACAAGAACACCAATGCTGTTAATAGTGTTGAATTGTTGTTGGGTGAATATGATAATGTCCATGTCTATTCAGAAGCAGCCGAAGCAACTGTTGCTGATCTGAATGTCCTCCTCGTTCCCTGGATTAATAGTGAAAATGAAGCAAGCACTACTAAGATTATTGAAAAGACAAGTTGCAAGTGTGCGTTGGGGCACCTTGAGCTCAACGGATTTAGAGTTAATCGACAGATCGTCATGGACCATGGTCTGGAAAGCTCAATATTTGAGAAGTTCGAAAAGGTCTTTTCAGGTCACTACCATACAAGGTCAACTGACGGACGAATCTTCTACCTAGGTAATCCCTATGAGATGTATTGGACAGATGTGAATGACCTGAGAGGGTTTACCATCTTTGATACAGAAACATTAGAACACGAGTATGTGGATAACCCATATAAGATGTTCTACTCCATTACCTATGATGATACCGATCACCAACTCTTTGATGCATCACCTTATGTGAATAAGATTGTGAAGGTGGTAGTTAAGAACAAATCAAACACTCTGAAGTTTGAAAAGTTTATTGATAAACTCTATTCTGTTGGAGTTGCAGATCTCAAGATTGTTGAGAACTTTGATTTTAGTGGTTGGTATGATAAGGAAACAGATGAAGTAATCCAATCAGAGGATACTCTTTCCATTCTTGATAGATACATTGAAGAATCAGAAACTGAACTGGATAAATCTAGAATTCAGAGTTTGATTAGGGAAATCTATCAAGAGGCATGTGAGTTAGTGTGATGTTCATCATTGCAGTTGATGGCAAGGAAACAGAGGGAGCTTATTCAGTAAAGAATGAAGAGGGAGAGTCTATTCTCTACATCTTTGAGGAACTGGATGATGCGATGAGATATGCCATGCAACTGGAAGAGATTGGATTTCCTGAGATGAATGTATTGGAAGTCGAAGATGAGATCATGATTAAGACGTGCGAAATTCATGATCACTGTTATACTATTATTACTAAGGATGATGTTGTCATTCCGCCTCATAGTCTAGAAGAACATGATTACATTTGAGAAGATCCGATGGAAGAACTTTTTAAGCACTGGAAATCAGTTTAACGAGGTTGAGTTAGATAAGGAATCAACCACTCTCATCATTGGATCTAATGGAGCAGGTAAGTCCACCATTCTTGATGCTCTGTGTTTTTCTCTCTATGGGAAGGCATTTCGTAAGATCAATAAACCACAACTGATCAACACCACCAATGAGAAGGGATGTGTGGTGGAGATTGAGTTTTCTGTGAACTCTACATCTTGGAAAGTGGTGAGAGGTATCAAACCCAATGTGTTTGAGATTTACAGAGACGATCAACCACTGGATCAGAATGCATCTGCTGTGGATCAACAGAAGTGGTTGGAACAAACCGTCCTGAAGATGAACTACAAGTCATTTACTCAGATTGTAATCCTGGGTAGTAGTTCCTTTGTGCCTTTCATGCAACTCCCTGTCAACTCCCGTAGAGAGGTGGTAGAGGACCTTCTAGACATTCGTATCTTCTCTTCTATGAATGTCCTCATCAAGGATAAGATTCGTTCTTTGAAAGAAGAGATGAGAACTCTGGATCTCAAGAAAGAGAATCTCAAAGATAAGGTTGAGATGCAGAAGAACTTTATTGAGGAGTTGGAGAAGAGAGGTAAAGCAAACATCACTCAGAAGAAGGAAAAGATTACAGCTCTTCTATCAAGTGTAGATGGATATGTTCATGAGAATGATGAACTTGAATCGGAATCTATTTCTCTTCAGAAGGAACTCGAAGAGGTTCAGGGTGCTACAAAGAAACTGAGAGAGTTTGGAAGTGTCAAGGGTAAACTCTCACAGAAGATTTCTAATCTTGTCAAAGAACATAAGTTCTTTACGGATAACACTACTTGCCCAACCTGCACACAATCTATAGAAGAAGGGTTTAGAATAAATAAGATTAAGGACTCTCAAGATAAAGCACAATCGCTCCAACAGGGCTACAAAGAACTGGAGGAAGCAATTAAAAACGAGGAGTTGAGAGAGTCCACTTTCCAAAGAATTTCTAAAGAGGTCACTAACCTTTTACATGGCATTTCTCAAAACAATACTCGAATCTCTGGTTGTCAGCAACAGATCAAACAACTGGAATCTGAAATTCAAACAATTACCGAGCAACTTGAGAACAGAAATACTGAACATGAAAAGTTAGAGGACTTCAAGGATAAACTCCAAGAGACATGGGAAAGTGTTGGAGAAAAGAAAGAGAACACTTTCTATCATGATTTTGCCTACAATCTCCTGAAAGATGGTGGAGTCAAGGCAATGATCATCAAGAAGTATTTGCCACTGATCAATCAATCAGTGAACAAGTATCTTCAGATGATGGATTTTTATATCAACTTCAAGTTGGATGAGGAGTTCAACGAGACTATCGAAACTCCCATTCATGAAGACTTCACTTACTCATCATTCTCTGAGGGTGAGAAGATGAGGATTGACCTTGCTTTGCTGTTCACCTGGAGAGAGGTGGCAAGGTTCAAGAACTCTGTCAATACCAACCTGTTGATTATGGACGAAGTGTTTGATTCTTCTCTGGATGGTTTTGGTACAGAGGATTTTCTAAAGATTATTAGATTCACCATCAAGGACTGCAATATCTTTGTTATTTCGCACAAATCTGGACTTGAGGAAAAGTTCGAGAAGGTGTTAGAATATGAGAAGATAAGAGGGTTTAGTAGGTTGAAGTCTAGAGTGGAGTAACAATACTTCATTACAAACTCGAAATATTCCCTTATCTTCACTAAATAAAAACATGAGTGAGGTATTCATCTATGAAAAACCTTGTTTCTTATAATGAGCTCGCCACTTGGGAAATTCATGAAGAACCGCGGATGGAGGATCTAAACGACCGCGTAGCAGATTACTTTTCCTGTATGGCAGAGGTGGGAGGAAACGATAGCGACGCAAAAAGGTTCTGTCGCCACATTCTAACCGAGTAATTTAAGGGAGGACACACCGACCGACAGGCCCCCGAGGAGCTTCCAACTCCAAGGGGGTTTGGTTATGCCAGTGTAACAACTGGTTGAACCCAGGAAAATTCTCTGGGTTTTGTTGTATGATGAGATCAAAGAGTCAAAGAGAAATGATTGATCTAGAAATCAAATCACAACTGGCAAAGTTGTTGGCAACTGAAGATTTGATTGTGGAGAACTCTCATCAGGCTACTACTGCATCCTTTGATGTGAATAATAGGGTTCTCACTCTACCCATCTGGAAACGGGCTTCGAGTATCGTGTATGACCTTCTGGTGGGTCATGAAGTGGGTCATGCTCTCTACACTCCTAATGTGGATCCACCTCAAGATATAAACCCCCAGTTTCTCAATGTAGTTGAGGATGTTCGTATTGAGAAACTGATGAAGAGAAAGTATCCAGGAATGGGTAAGACTTTTTACAATGGATACAAAACTCTGGTAGAAGATAACTTCTTTGGAATTGAAGAGAATGAACTTCCAGAAACCAATCTGGGTGATCGTATCAATCTGTACTTCAAAGGTGGGAACCATATGAGTATTCCCTTCTCTGAAGAAGAGAAACCCATTGTTGATTTGGTTGGAGCAGTAGAAACTTGGGAAGACACTCTTCATGCAGCAAGAGTTTTGTTTGATTTCTGTACCCAAGAAGTTCCAAAACAGAAAGAAGAAATAAAGTTGGAATCGGATGAGAGTGGAGAGTCAGACCCCAATTCGACTCCTGAATCTGGCAAACCAGGTGAAAAGAAACAACAACCCACTCAAGGTCAACAACAGAAAAAACCTGAGATTCAAACTGGTAAGAATCTTGAATCCAAACTTCAAGAACTGATTGACGATAGGGCTTGTCGTAGTTCCCTCTATGCAGAGATTCCCGATATTGATCTTTCTGAATATGTCATAAAAAACTCAAGGGTTCACCGCGAGATTGGTTCTTACTTTGAAGAACAACTGAAACCTTTGGAATTTACTGATGCATATGGAAGGAAACAAACTGCAGCTGCTGACTTCAGTCAGGTTGATGATGATTACAAACAATTCAAGAATTCAGCACAGAAGGAGGTGAACTATCTTGTCAAAGAATTCGAATGTCGTAAATCTGCTGACTCTTATTCTCGTTCTACTTCTAGTCGGACTGGAGTGTTGGAGTGCTCTAAATTACACGCTTACAAGTATGAGGAAGACCTCTTCAAGAAAATCAGTGTAATTCCTGATGGTAAAAGTCATGGACTAATCTTTATTCTGGATTGGTCTGGGTCAATGGCTCATTGTATGATGGATACG